GGCACAGCAGCACGCGTAGGAACTGGGAGGGCTGCCGGGGCAACACCTGCTTTTTCAATATTAACTGGGATATTTGGGAGGGCTGGTACAACGTTATTAGCAGCTTCGCCTTGTTTTGCAATATTTTCTTTTTGTTCTTTTTGTTCTTTTTGTTCTTTTTGTTTATTTTGCAGATCTAACTCTTTTTCATATTCTTTTTGTGATTTTTGCAATTCCGTTGTTGTATCAGTATATTCTCTTTTGTAGTAAACTTTATCTATTCTTTTTCTTTCTTTGCTTGTCAAGCTTAGAATTTCTGGACTTATAAACATTTGTAGTGTTCCGATGTTATACTTTTTAATAATGTTAGCTGTTTTATTTTGTTGAGTCTCATACCATGACACTTCATCTTTTTCATCATTATCAATATCATTGTTTTTATCTTTCCCTTCCTTACTCATTTTATATAATATTGATAATATATATTATAATATTCGTTTAATTAATTTGGATATTACAATATTAATTTTTATACATTTTTATAATTACAGCTATAGATATAGTTAAAAATATACGTATATTAAAATTTATTCATGTTATAAGCATCTAAATAATTTAGTTGGTTACTTTTACTTTTCTGAGTTTTATACTTTTCTACTATATCCATAGCATCATTGAATTCTTTCTCTGTTATAACTTTGTTGTTCGTGTATTCACCAAGTTTTCGAGACTTTATAAAATTTTTGGGAAGAATACAGTACCTACTCTTCTCGTTTAAAGCAAAATCCGCTAAAACAACAAAAACTGCCGTTAAAACAAGCGCCGAATATATATTTCTAGTCGCCATCCAAGATATTGTAAACACTAAAATTTCTTTCGTAAGAGCATATTTTATGTAAGACTCCGTCGATTCATCTAAATTCAGTTGTATATACCTTGAACCAATATTTAAACATATCATCATTAATCCAGCAAAAAATGTACTAGAATTTAAAGAACTTATAGCATTGTTTATAACTTCCATTGTCTATATTTTTAAAGTATATATTATATATTTACAAAACAAATAAAATTAATAAATTTGTAATTTACGAATGTATTAATTTATACTTATTAATATTAAATGGTTCCTTAATGTAAATATTTATTTTTTATTATATTACTATAGCTAATATTATTTTATTTTTTGTCACAAGAGAACCCTTCATATATAGGTATTGATTTTATTATTATAAGTGTTAAAAATGCAAGTGCTACATAGAAATTTACTTTAGAGAAATAAGCAATAAGTAAAATAATTACTATTCTTCCTATAAAAGTGGTATACATATCAGTATATACGCTTGGTATGAAAACGCATAAAAGAGCAAGTATTAAAATATTATAAAATACTACACTATTCATTACCATTTATTTTTTATATATATTTAGAAATAAATAAATTAATTATTTTTATAAGTAATTTATACGTATAATAATAAGTATAGTATATTCCTGTAAAAATATATGAGTTCTTTTTTATTACATAATAAAAAATACAAGGCTCCTAGATATCCTTTACTTTTTAGTTCACTAGTTAGACGTACTATTCCACCTATAGTTTCTTTTAATAACCCTGAAAATATATCCATACATAAAGAGAATGAGATTTTGCCTACAATAAAATGGGAACCGACGAATATATCTGTTTTCGAAAAAGAAGACGCCAGACCAGAAAAAATAGGGTTTATAATTTTAAGAAATGTAAATAGTAGCACTACAAATGAGTATTGGAGAGAATGTTATAAATGTATTAAACAATTTTATACAAAAAATAGAATATTAATAATAGACGACAACAGCGACTATTCATTTGTTACAAATGACTACCTAGATAACACCATGATAATAAGAAGCGAGTATCCTAAAAGAGGGGAGTTTTTACCTTACTATTATTACTTAAAAACAAATTTTTGTGAAACTGCCGTTTTTTTGCATGATTCGGTATTTATAAAAAAATATATAGATTTTAACGTTAGTACGTATAAGATACTTTTAGATTTTGGAAAACAAAATATTAATGATGGAATGCAATACCAAAAACCATTGTTAAATGCTTTGAATAATACAAAGTTAAATGATTTTTATAATAAAAAAGACAACGGAATGTGGAAAGGGTGCTTTGGTGCAATGTCTGTTGTTACATATAGTTACTTAAAAAGCATTGACCAAGAGTTTAGAATATCTAGTTTAATACCGCATATAACATCACGTGACCTAAGATGTGCATTTGAGAGAATAATTGGATGTTTACTACAAATAAATATGTTCGAGAAGTCTCTCTTTGGTGACATTATGAAATATTGTCCTTGGGGGTTAAATTATAGCCAGTACTTGAAACAAGAGTATGATAAAAATTTACCAGTTATTAAAGTATGGACGGGTAGATAATTTATATTTACTGTTGTTACTATTGTTGTTAATATTGTTAATATGTTAATTAATTTCCGTTTTTTTTTTAAAATAATATCTCATTTTTTTATAGGAATGACTATACCTTTAGCATTATTTGCTTCGTCATATAATGAAGAAGAAGCAAATGGATCAACAGTTCAAAATTCAAAATCATCATATACTCCCGTAAAAAATAATAAAAATAACTATAGTTTAGGCAATAATGATAACAGTAGCAACGATTATCATAAAAATAAAAACACAAACCTTAGAAAAACAATTAAACAAAAACCATCAGCCCCTAATGAGTCTAAACTTGCGGCATTATTAAAGTCAATTGATGAATCCAGTGATTCAGAAAATGATGATGATAATTTAGCAAATTATAAAGGTATGGATACACGTATTTCTGGTTTTAACTCTGGTTCAGGTTCCGGTCCCACTTCTGGTTCAGGTATGTTTCCTCCTTTACCAGAAGTAAACTATAAAGGTCCTAATTCTTCTTCGTCAGTAAGCGATGCAACTGATTCAGGTTCAAAATCATTATATACTCCCGATATCCCTACATCATCTGTGGGTGCTATTTCTAATAGTGTATATAAAGATATACCTAGCACATATGCTAACCGGTATTATAAACAGTTTATTCCATATTTGAATCAGGGTTCGGCGGAGTTTCCTGACCAACCAAAGAGCGAACTATTAGAGAAACTAAATTATATTATAGATTTACTAGAAGACCAACAAGACTATAAGACGAATTCTATTTTTGAGGACTTGATACTTTATGCTTTTCTCGGTATTTTTGTAATTTTTATCGTGGACTCTTTTGCAAAGTCTGGAAAGTACGTAAGATAAAACATAGAGATGTTACAGATGCGTGAGATTTGGTTTAATTCAAAATCATAAATCAGTAATTGAATACTTTACCAAATATGATAGAAATTTTCAACATATCAATTCATTATTACTACGTTTTCGGGTAATAATGTTTTAGAATTATAGTTATGAAATAATAACGTATTTTTTTCTACTAATATAGGTTTTTTGTTTACCAAAAAATAGTCTATTATCTTTTTATTATGCGACAGTGTATCGATAGAGATACATCCTACTTCTTTCCCCTTCTTCTCCATTTTGAGCGCATTTATAAAACCACAAATAAAAAAATTATCATTTGTTGAAGGCATTTGAATAGATATAGGTAGATATATCACTACGTTATTTGAATCTTTTTCAACATTTTTATTAAAAAATGTCTTATTAGACTTACGAAACATGTATACTGCAAGTACCGTATCCGTATTTATACCAGGTACACCTGCGTTATTTTTTAACATCAATACATATACAGAATATATCTCGCTCTTTATAAGATGAAATATATGAGAATATGACGGTAATATTGATACCTCAAACAATCTAGAATGTTTACTTTTGTCATTCATCATTGTTACATTATTTGTATGATATGATTGTAAATAATCTAGAAAAATATTTATATTTTGCGTACCTATTGGTATAATTTGTATGCTTGGATGAAACCTATATTCTATCGTACTCCAGTTCATTATAGGAATATAAAAAGAATGATATTCTATAAAAGGAACAACTAATTTTGGTATATTTATTCCAGTATATTTGAAAATAGTGGTGCATATCTTTTCCTTACTTTTAGAAATCTTTAATCCGTTTTTTTCATACATATTTTCATTCGGTTCAGTATTCGATTTTTTATTTAAAGCATCTGAATTTCCATTAATCTCACGCGTCTGTAACGCCTCATCCTTTTTAAAGTGTATATAATCTCGCTCTCTCCTTACTACCTCATCCCAATCGTGAAACATTTTGTAGTTATACGTTTTCATCATATCGGTAACATTGTTTTCATCTATCTCTTGAGAACTATAGTAAATCTGTGAAAAATAAGTAGGCATTGACACACTATTACCCTTTTTATTTTTAAAAAAACAATAAAGCGGAATAGAAATAATTACTCCAACTACGGTGGGTACAGATATAATATTCGAAGTATTATTGTTACTTTTATATATACTTTTATAGTTTATCGTAACTATTGGATCATAATCATGATTTTCTAATAGTACGTTTAATACCGTTTTATCCATTTTTCTATTAATATCTAAAAATTTCATATTACCATTATTATATTTCTTATTAAAGTATGGATAGTTATTTATCAACAACAATATGTCTTCATAGTTTTTAATACTTTTATCAATTTCATTTACATATATATTACCTATTTTTTCCGCAACATTGGTACGAGTCACATAAGATACGTTATTACTTAAAAAATTTAAATGAATTGTATCTGTCGGATTTTCATAAGATAATATAGTGTTTAATCTACACCAATTTACAGGATTATACCTATAAAATATAGGTTGTGACAACCAAAATTTATACCTTACTTTATTATACCCGTGTAGTACTAAAATAAATAATACCACACTTATTATGATATAATATAATAACATATCATAATAACTAATAATATATATTTTACAAGATTTCGTACGATTTCATCATAACATATAGTATTTGTAAAAGTTAATATATTAAAAAAACTATTACTTTTTGTTACATTATTCAATTACTGATTTATGATTTTGAATTAAACCAAATCTCACGCATCTGTAACATCTCATGTATTTAATAGCATCCATATATCTCCATATATCTCCATAAAGGTAGAGTGAACAATGTCTCGCTGGTTAGTTTGCGGGTTTATACAACACATATATATACTGAAAAGGCTTATCATATGTGAGAAGGTCAAATTGTGATAACATATTAAAACCACAATCTTTTGCTTCGCTTAAGATTACACTCTGGTCAGGTGTAATAAACTTCTGTACATTCTGCCTCTTTTTACCATTTTTCCTGTTTTTAAATGTTTCGCGAAGTTCTATAACATCAGGGTCATTCATAATCATATCTGACTTATATATAATATCATCTACAACGGCATCATTATTTCCTAAAGTATTTTTAACGTGTTTACCATTAAATAAACGCGTAACTATCGGAGATAACCTCCTTTCCCTAGCACCATAGGTCTGAGAATCATAAAACCCTCCTACATTTATTAAATGAATTGCTAAAAATCCACCCGGCGCTAACCACTTGTAACAGTTTTCAAACAACATTCTCCTATTTGAAATACTGTAAATCGTAAAATCTAGTAAAGTAATTAATGAAAATTTTTCAGCATCAAAAGTAAGTTGATTTGTTCCATCTCCTAAAATATACTTATTGCCTGGATATTTTTTTGCTGAATAGTCTAGCATATTCTTGGACTTTTCCATACCATAACCATAAAAACCATTTTCACTAAGAGTATCTACATGTTTACCAGTTTTAGAACCGATTACTAAAGCATCTGTTTGCCTAACCGGAGAAGCCTTATTTAAAATAATACCGACTTCATAGTCATCATACATATCACTATAAAATATATTTTCGTACATATTAGCATAAAAGTCATCAAGCGATTCTTCGCCCATCTTTAGTGTAAATTCTTTATTCATAGTGAATCCCTCTTGGTTTGTTTTAGAATCACTACCTTTAGAAACTGTGTCTAAAAAGAATAGGCGATAAATGTATACAATAGATACCAGAATAATTAAAAATACTAATATTACTACCCAACACGAAGAAGTATATATTCTATTAACTGCTGTGTCAATTATTGTCATTTATTTATATGTATTATTATTATATATTTTTTATAGAAAAAATAGTATATGGAAGCCGAATTTCAAATTAATGATATAAGAACTATTGCAGAATTTAAAGGAGAATCTTTTTCCAAATATAAAAAAACAGATGTTAGAAAAGAATTACTAAACTCAATTCTTAATGGAAAAATAGAACATGCATGTAACTGGAGTTCCGAACTTATTTGCGCAGGACAATTTTTAGACTTATGGGATATTATATTAACATTTTTAGGAAAACATATTCACTTAGCTAATCCAAAGTTAGCAATATATTTAGAAATGCGATATGAAAACTTTAAAAATATTATTTCCTCTGGATACAGAGATGACGTACTTCGTTTAAGAAATAACCCAAAAATAAGAAGCATGTTTGCAGAAATAATTTGCATCATATGTTCTAGTAACAAAAAACACAGCTTCCAGGGTATAAAAATAAACAAAGATGAAGAATATGATATAACACACATGTCAAATAAATTAAAAGCT